ATCAAAGCGGAAAATTTAGTGGATGATTTTGTAAAGCAATGGAGAGAAAAAAACAACACGGAAGATGCTGTTTATTCTGCTTACCACTATGATGCTATGGTAGCATTTGCCGAATATTTTAAGGAACTAAATAAATCAGAATAAGATGAAACAAACAGCAGTAGAGTGGTTCTTAAATGAATTCAAAAAACAAGTTTGGTTTGAAGAAAATTCCGAACTTGATATTTGGATAAATGATTTAATACCAAAAGCCAAAGCAATGGAGAAAGAGCAGATGAGAGGGGCAAGTTGTCCATACGTTGGTGGATGGGAGGAAGGTGAGTTTGAAGATTGGTATAACGAAACGTATAATAAAGATGAAAGCAAAACTAACATTTAACCTACCCGAAGACGAACACGATTATTACTGCGCAACAAAGGGTAAAGATATGTTTGTCGTACTTTGGAATCTTCAACAAGAACTACGTAAGCTATACAAGTACGAAGAACTAAACGAAGACGAATGGAAAATAGTTGAACGAATGCGAGATTTTTTAAACGATAACCTAAACGAAAATGAAATAAACTTAAATAAATAAATATGGAAACAAAAACAAACACGGGAGCGATTTTTAAGAACGACAAAAAACAAGGTAACCAACCCGACTACCGAGGTAAAGTAAACGTAAACGGCAAAGAAATGGAAATAGCTTTATGGCTTAAAGAATCTTCAAAAGGTACAAAGTATTTTTCGTGTTCATTTAGTGAGCCTTATATGAACGAAAAGCCTAAACAAGTTCATACGCAAGTAATAGAAGACGACGATTTACCCTTTTGATTATGTTCATAGACGATAATAGCTTACGCAAGGAGTTAAAAGAAATTCTCCTTACCAAAACACGAAACCAAGTAGTCAAGGAAATAAAGTCCAAAGGGTTAAAGATGCACCAATATACAATAGATAGATTTTTGTCGGGAGCGTTGGTAAGCATAAAAACTTTAAGAACGTTAGATGAATACGTTTACAGGGTAAGCAAGGGAATGTAACATTAAGCCGACTTTTTTTAGTCGGTTTTTTTGTTTTTTGTTGCGATTAAAAATTAATCATTATATTTGACTACAAACTAAACAAAATGGAATGGCTTAACATAGTAGCAAAAGACCATAAGGAATGGGTAAAAGTAGTCGAATCTTTCGGCGAAGATTTTTTTGCTGAAGACATTGTACAAGAAGCCTATTTAAGAATTTACAAGTATTGCAAACCCGAAAACATAATTAAGAATGGTCAAGTCAATAAAGGATTTATGTATTTTACTTTGCGGAATCTTTACCTTTTACATTTACGCAGTAATTCACGATTGGAAAAAGTCCCGCTCGAACAAGTCGTAATTAAAGACGAACCAAGCGAAATAGAAAAAGAAAAAGCATACTATAAGCTATTAATGAAGGTACAAGATGAAGTGGATTCTTGGCATTGGTACGACCAAAAGCTATTCGAAGTTTACAAGGATACCGATTTAAGCATACGAGACATAGCCAAAGAAACTACGATTTCGAGCAGTTCGATTTTCAACACCTTAAAAAACTGCAAGGCAAAGATACGGGAAGCCGTTGGCGAAGAATACGAAGATTACAAAAACACGGATTTTGAATTAATAAAATGAAAGCAAAAAGAAGGGTATTAACTGAAATGATAAAAAAAACGGGTTGGAGTTCCCAAGCCCTGCGAGAAATAAAGGTTAAGTTTTGGTTGTCGAAAGAATATACGACCTACCCAAAAGAACACCACGGGTTAGAAGTAATTAAAACCGAAACCCTAACCGACGACACGATTATTTTAGGAACTAAAGAACAATTATTAACATATAAAAATTAAATTATGGCACGAAAAAAGAAACAAGCCGAAGGATTAGGCGACACCGTAGAACAAATTTTAGAAGTTACGGGAGTAGCAAAGGTTGCTAAATGGATATTAGGCGAAGACTGCGGGTGCGAAGAACGTAAACAAAAGTTAAATGATTTGTGGCGATACAAGAAACCCGAATGCCTAACTGAAGACGAATACAACTTTTTAGATAAATTCTACAACCGTCAAAGAAGTAGCGTTAGTCCGAGCGAACAAAGAGAAATCTTAAAAATTTACAATAGGGTTTTACACGAAAAACAACAACCTACCCAATGTGGTTCTTGTCTCCGTGAAATCGTTAATAAGTTGAATACCCTTTACGCCGTTTACAAAGAAGAAAAAGATGCCACTACCGAAGCCAACACCCAAGGAGAATAAAAAAGAATTTGTTATGCGTTGTATGTCCGACGATACAATGGTAAATGAATTTCCCGAAACCGACCAACGATTAGCGGTTTGTTCAACTACTTACGAAGAAAATTTAAAGGATGCAAATAGTAAAGATAAACGAGGTTAAACCAAACCCAAAGAACCCCCGCATAATTAAAGACGATAAGTTTAAGAAACTTGTAAAGAGTATTCAAGAGTTTCCCGATATGCTCAATAAACGCCCGTTAATCGTTTTTACGGACACGGACGGTAAATACGTTGTTTTAGGTGGCAATATGCGCTTAAAAGCCTTAAAAGAACTAAACTACAAAGAAGTACCGATAATCTTAGCAGACGAATGGACTGAAGAACAAAAAGCCGAGTTTCTAATCAAAGATAACGTAGGTTTTGGCGAATGGGATTGGGATAGTTTAGCTAATGAATGGGACACGGATAAATTAACCGAATGGGGCTTAGATTTACCAATTGATTTAAATGCAAAAGATGAAATTTATTCGACTAAAATAGTTTCGCCAATTTATGAAATTACAGAAGAAAAACCAAAAATAAAAGAACTTTACGATTTATCAAAATACAACGAATTAATTAATGAAATTGAATTAAGTAATTTAGATGATGACGAAAAAGAATTTTTAAAAATAGGAGCGAAAAGACATATCGTTTTTAATTATTCTAAAATAGCAGAATATTACGCCCACAGTAATAATGAAACGCAAAATTTAATTGAAAATAGTGCGATGATTATTATCGATTACGATAAAGCAATTGAAAAAGGATTCGTTAAATTATTTAATGATTTAGAAAATTTATCCGAAATTAATGAATGATCTAGTTATTTTTATATTAACGCACGGACGTGCCGAAAATGTTTATACCGTAAAAACTTTACGTAAACACGGATACACAGGAAAAATAATTATCGTAATTGATAACGAAGATAAAACATCCGAAGACTATTATAATAATTTTGAGGACGTAGAAATTTTCAATAAGTTAGAAATAAGCAAAACTTTTGACGAAGCCGATAATTTCAAAGATAGACGGGCAATTGTATACGCTAGAAACGTATGTTTTGAAATAGCTAAAAAAAGAGGTTACAAATATTTTATCGAAATGGACGACGATTATACGTATTTCGAATACAGGATTTATAACGAGGAAAAACAAAAGCCTCAAAATATATTTAATTTAGATAACGTATTTTTAACTTTATTGGAATTTTACAAAAAAACGAATTTTGCAACAATATCAATAGCGCAAGGTGGCGACTTTATAGGAGGGAAAAATAATAACATGGCAAAAAAACCAACGTTATTTCGTAAGTGCATGAATAGTTTTATTTGCTCAGTTGAACGACCGTTTCAATTTGTAGGTAGAATAAACGAAGACGTTAATACGTACGTTTATGAACAAAGCAAAGGTTTATTAATGGGGACGATACCGTTTATTGCACTCGGTCAAAAGACAACGCAAAAAAATAAGGGCGGAATGACGGATTTATACTTAGATAGCGGAACGTACGTTAAAAGTTTTTATACAGTTATGTTCGCGCCGTCAAGTTGCGTTATAAAACCAATGGGCGATAAAAATTATAGATTGCACCACGCAATAAAATGGGAAAACGCCGTACCAAAAATAATAAATGAAAAACACAAAATAAACAGCACAAAAACAGCATAAAATGAGCGCGGACGATATAAAAAAACACGAATTCAATAAAGGCGAAAGCGGAAACCCAAACGGACGACCGAAAGGATCCAAAAACCGAAGCACAATAGCCCGACAATGGTTAGAAGTTAATCAAAGTTCTAAAAATCCAATTACAGGAGTAAACGAGACGATGTCGCAAGAGGATTTAATGACGTTAGCGCTCATAAAAAAAGCGCGTGAAGGGGACGTGAACGCGTACAAGGCTTTAATGGATTCGGGTTACGGCGCACCCGTTCAGCAAATCGAACAAACTTTAATGGAACAACCTTTATTCCCCGATGTTCAAGAGGACAACAGCAACGAATAAGGTACTTGCCCTTAAAAGACGGATTAAAATAATACAAGGTGGAACGAGCGCTTCGAAAACGTATTCAATTTTAGCCGTACTAATTAACAAGGCAATTAAAATACCAAGTTTAGAAATATCAATAGTTGCTGAGACAATACCAAGTTTAAGAAGGGGAGCTTTAAAAGATTTTATTAAGATTTTAAAATGGACTAACCGATTTAACGAAAGTCAATTTAATAAATCGTTACTTACTTATGAATTTAAAAATGGAAGTATAATAGAATTCTTTTCAGCAGACGATTCAAGCAAACTTCGTGGAGCGCGAAGGGACATCTTATATATTAACGAATGCAATAACGTTACCTTTGATTCGTACAACGAATTAGCTATTCGAACACGGAAAGAAGTTTATTTGGACTTTAACCCCGCGAATGAGTTTTGGGTTCACACGGAACTAAAAGACGAATCGGACTCCGACTTTTTGATTCTTACTTACAAGGATAACGAAGCCTTAGACCAAAGTATTATAGACCAAATAGAAAAGAATCGAGACAAAGCCAAGACAAGTTCTTATTGGGCTAATTGGTGGAAAGTTTACGGCGAAGGTCAATTAGGAATGTTAGAAGGTGTTGTGTTTTCAAATTGGAAACAGATTGACACTATACCAAAGGAAGCAAAGTTACTTGGATTAGGGTTGGACTTCGGTTACACGAACGACCCTACGGCAATAATTGAAATATACAATTACAACGGGCAACGAATAGTAAACGAATTAGTTTACCAAACGGGGTTATTAAATAGCGATATCGCGAAACTTCTACCAAAAAACGTAATAGTATACGCTGATAGTTCCGAACCTAAATCAATAGATGAAATAAGAAGATACGGAATAACCATTAAAGGAGTAACCAAAGGCAAGGATTCCATAAACTACGGTATCGACGTAATTCAGCGTAACGAATACCTTGTTACTTCTAATAGCGGTAATTTAATCAAAGAATTACGCTCGTACATTTGGGACACGGACAAGCAAGGAAAACGCCTAAACAAACCTATTGACTTTCATAACCACGCAATAGACGCCCTACGATACCACGAAATGGAAACGCTTGGCATAGGTTCACAATACGGAAAATATGCAGTACGGTAATACGAACGACCTTCAAGTAATGATAGCGCGGGTAGAATCGTACATTTACGAACGAACAGGAAAACAAGTTAAAATAGTATTCAACAATATGGCACGTTTTCCACAACACTTTGAAATGTTAGTAAGAGCACACGAATTTGTTTTGAATTACAAAAACACGAAAAATTAATTATAATAATATGAAGTTAGATATAGTCGTACCAAGTTCAATTAGTGAAATCCCATTATGCAACTACCAAGAGTTTTTAAAGCTACAAGCAACGTCAAACGACGAAGAATTTATAGCACAAAAAATGATTGAAATATTTTGCGGTCTGAAACTTCAAGAAGTAGTCAAACTAAAACTAACTTCTATTAATGAACTGATTCTACACTTTACGGAAATCTTCAAGGCTAAACCAAAGTTTAAACCTACCTTTAAAATAGGCGATATAGAATTTGGATTTATCCCCGACCTTGAGAATATAACCTTTGGCGAATATGTAGACCTTGAAAACTACCTATCGAAGTGGGAAGATTATCACAAAGCTATGGCAGTAATGTACCGACCTATTACGATTCGTAAAGGAGAAAAATACGAAATAATGGAGTACACGGGCGCAGCCGCATTTAGCGAAGGAATGAAGTTCGCGCCTATGGACGTGGCTATTTCTTCAAGTGTTTTTTTTTGGAGTTTAGGAAAAGAGTTATTAAACGCTACCCTCGATTATTTGACGAACGAGATAAAGACGAACGAGAAAGAGTTTCAGACTTTAGCGCAAGAACTCAATTTGGGAAAAAGTGGGGGTGGTATTCAAGCATATACGGACTCGCTAAAGGAGACATTACAAAATATGACACAGTTACAAAATACGGATTATTTAAATGTCTCACCTATCTCACTTTCGAATCAGAGAAAAACGAGATTGAATTAATGGAAATAAAAAAAGCTAAACTATGACAGGTTACTATTCTTTACTTGACACCCTTAAAAACCACTTCAGTAACGACCCTTTGGTAAACACGATAACGCAAGGGTCAATTTTTAACGTGGATTTAGGCAAACAAAATATATTTCCATTGGTTCACGTAATGGTTAACAATGTAAACTTTAACGACAACGTTATTAGCGCGTCGGTTACTATTCTTGCAATGGATAACGTAAGCCAACGCAAGGAAGAACCTACGGGTAAGTTTGAAACTTCAGACAACGAAATAGACGTTTTAAATACTCAGTTAGCAATACTTAACCGATGTTTCGAGATGCTAAAACACGGAAACATTTGGGACGATTTATACCAACTAAACGGAGCGCCTAACTGCGAACCATTTATAGAAAGATTCGAAAACTATTTGGCGGGGTGGGCTATGACTTTTAATGTTGACTTTCCAAACGAAATGACTATTTGTTAAATGGAAAAGGAACGCCAATTAGAAGCCTTAAAAATATTCCG